AATGATGGCGTGCCTAGGCTATACTTGGGTTCTGTCGGTAAACTCATATGATAAGATTATCATGGTTTGATAAATAGTTATGCTAGTTAAATGAATGGAAAAAGGTTATATAATGGATTTAACCTTAATTGGTAATGCCAGTGGGACTCTACACTAGGAAAGGAAAGAATGGCCGAACAATGTATTTTAGAAATGGTAAACTCATATCTAAGAAATCATACAGTGCCTCTCGCACCAGGTCATCAACCAAAAAGGGCCAGCGCCGTAAAACCGCACGTAGAGCCTACACAAACACTAGAAAGAGATCCACTGGCAATCCAAGGAGAAAATATATGAAATCAATTCCACACCCAAGTATAACGGGGATGGCTAGCGGGCTTGCTATTGCCGCATACCTGAATGCCGGCAAAACTGTACAAACAGGACAGAACGGTTTTCCAATCAGTGTGACAACTGAAGGAGTGATCAAGGATATTACAGACGGTCAATTAGGGACCGCATTCAGTACTCTCTCATCCAATGCGATCAATATGATCGGAAGTGATGCAGGGAGAAAGACATTAGTTACTGCTGGACTAGTTGCAATGCTCGGAGCATTTGCACGCAGCAGGTTTCCACAACTAAAACTAGGAGGAAGTAAACTTTACTTCAGGATATAAAATGCCAGCCACCACGATACAGAGGAGTTTCGATAGCACGCCGACAGACAAAGAATATTTTTCTTTGACTGATAACATGAATTCTAGCAACCTTGGTAATATCCAGGTTCCTCAAGGATCCACTAGGATATCAAGGGTCGATTGTGCCTTTGATACCAAGAACGCAGCTGGATACCAGGTAGTATGCCGTTTGCTAGGTTCTAATATGTCAGAACAGAACTTTACCATTATGGGAGTAGCTGGAGATACTGCGGATGCTGGAGCATGCGTAGGTTTCCAGTCTATCCCAGTTGCTTTTGGCATTTCTGGGGTTAACAACATTGATTTACAGATAGCAATTCAATTTGCTTCCGCTGGTAGTGCATCCGCAAGTTCTGGGTCTGTAACTCTTTATTTCGAGTAAGCCTTGAATGGCTAAAAAGCGAATAGCTACGTTTCTCGGAGCGCAGAAGGGTGTCTCAATAGTTGGTGATCACTTCTACGCCTATAGTGGTGGATTGCCAGCCAGTACAACAAGTACCGTGGCGTTAAATTTTACCACAGGTGACGAATACCTTTTAGGAAAAATTCAGGTTAACCAGGCGTTACAATATGCAGCGGCTAATGTTACTGCAGTAAATATGCAAATATCGATTAATGGTGAAGTTGTGGCTTTAATGATCGTTGGTTATATTGGAGCCGATTCTGAGACTATTGGAACTCAGGACCTTTTGTTACCTCCTCATAGTACAATTGAAATTTCGCTTAGATTTGATGCTGACCAAAGCGCTCAATTATCATGTGTAACTTACACTGGTAGAGTCTATAATGTATGACCCTAGCCGCATCTAAATCCATATCCAGGGTAAAGGACGGTAATATCTATGGGTGGAGTGGAAGTTATGGCCTCACATCCTCTGCTGTCACTCTATTAGATTATACGAACCCTTCAGGATTTTATTTAACCAGGATAACTTTAGGCATTGATTGGAGTTCAATAGGAGTGGGTGAAGTTCTAAGCTATGTGATCAATGTAGATGGTCAAATATTATTTCTAGAAAAATTCGTGGTAGATGCTGATAACAGTGGACAACAGCCCAAAATGTTTGAGTTCATTATTCCACCTAATAGCACAGTTAAGATCCAAGCCACTGAGAGTGCCAATAATGGAGCTATTTCCTGCATACTAACAGGGTATCGAATATGACTGCAGTAAAAGTTCTGCAGTTTTTTGTCGAGGACGTAAAAGTGACTTATACACATAATGCCGTATTTGGAGTAAAATGAAAAAGAAAAAGGAAAACAGTTTTGAAGAGCTGATGAAAGGTATAGATTGGAATAGATATTTACCAGCTGTAGTTGGTATTATGCAACCTATTGTTATTTTTGGTGCCTGGTTAGCTTTTTCAAAAATGGATAATAGAGCAGATGCACTTTCTAAACTTATTACACTAGCAGAACCTATACCTACTTTGGATCTGAATATCCCAGCGCCAGTTGTCCTGGCTTCTTTGTATCACTCAGTGGATGAACTAGCAGATGTTATAGAACAGGTTATAGAATTTATTAAAGATTTAGAAATACCTTCAGCAGAAAAGATTATAGATGATATTAAAACAGAAATTAAAGAGGAAGTACCTAAACCTGAAGATATTTTAACTACTATTGGAAAGGGAGTTCTTGATTTTCTTAAAGTAGCCAGAGGGTATTAATGACAGATCAACAATTTTTCTTGATCTGGATTCTTTCGTTCTTTCTATATTTTACAATTTACACGCTATGGATTCCTTTGAAAACTCAAAAAAAAAATAGAGTCCTGGTTAAAGAGTTCTGAATCTGACGAAACTTTGCTAATGTCCCTGGATGTGATCACTAAAAAAATCAGAGAACAGATGTTAATTGATTTTGAAGAATTTATGTTGCCACAAGCGAGAGAGAGTCTGCAGAAGTTTTGGTCTGGAGCAATGGGCAATGCTGCTAAAGAACTGAAAGGTTCTGAAGAAGGTTCTAATTTGTCTCTGTTGCATAATATCACTCAGGATCTAAGTGGTCAGCCCTGGTATGTTCAAGCCCTGGCATCTAAAATGTTGCCGATGATCACTGAAGCGGTCAAAACGCAACCAAAACGCACAAGTGATGCAGTACTAGGCATGGGATTACAGAAATAACGCACCTACAACGCATAGCAGCGCTCCAAACTCGCTTTTAATACCCTGTGCTACCCCACCTCCTCCGCTAGTCCTTCACTTGTCTTAAATGGAAATTGGTTGTAAAGCTATGTTTTTAGGCCCTTTCTTCTAGTACGCGTCTAAAAGGTTTTGTTTAGAGATTCTTGATAACTTTTTGGCAGTCATAACAGATTGTCAAGTTCTCATTGAACCTATCAGTGCGTAAGTGATCTACATTACGTAGACAAATATTACAGTGTCGCTTCATATTCTCTCCAAAAATTCTGCATAGTGTTTATGACAGGGAAGGAATATACCTTTCTTAGTAGTTCTACAGGTACAGTTCATGCTTCCACCCATATGTTCCCATCCTCTCTACATGAGATAGTCCAGGTGCGCTTGTACCAATCATCTATGAACTCTTCACTATTGTCAACAAAAAGATTAACAATGGTAACTCTCACAACGTGACAGTTAGTTCTCCAGACCAGTTCTAGTCCTTCCTTCTTAAGAGAGGAATAGAATTCGTGAGGATGAGAAAGTAAAATGACACGAATATCAAACTTAGGTCCATGCTCTGTTTCCACAGGCTTTGGATCAGTGAGGAATTTAACTTCTGCTTCCTGTCCTTTCTCAAGGCCTCGCATTAATGATGGCGTGCCTAGGCTATACTTGGGTTCTGTCGGTAAACTCATATGATAAGATTATCATGGTTTGATAAATAGTTATGCTAGTTAAATGAATGGAAAAAGGTTATATAATGGATTTAACC